GATGTGAATGATACTCGTGGTTTTCATATCTTTGATACGGAAACCCTTACTTTAACTCCAATCAACAATCCTTATAAATTATTTTATAACATCTATTATGAGGATACCAACTACAAACTCTTTAATGCCACGGAGTATGAAAACAAAATTGTCAAGGTAGTTGTTCGTAAAAAGAGCAATCCAAAAGATTTTGAGAAGTTTATTGATAAACTCTACACTGTTGGTGTTCAAGAACTAAAAATTGTAGAAAACTTTGACATTCATGAAAGTGAAGAGTTTGAAGTTGATGATGATGAAAATACAATTTCTATTTTGAATCGTTATATTGATGAATCTGAATTTGAATTTGATAAAAATATCATCAAAGGTATCTTCCAAGATTTGTATAGACAAGCTTGCGAAGTAGAGTAATGTTTCTTCTCACTCTCAAAGATAATAAAGAGGACGGTGCCTATGCTGTCCAAGATCAATATGGACATAAAGTTTTATTTCTCTTTGAGGATGAGGACGACGCAGAGCGTTATGCTATGATGCTCGAAGATCAAGAAGAAACCTTGATGGACGTGGTGGAGGTTGATGATGAACTTGCATTAAAGACGTGTAAGATGTATAATTACAAATATGCAGTGATAACCCCTAATGACATTGTTATTCCCCCTAAACTGAATGATAACCTTCAAGAAGATTAGATACAAAAATTTTCTTTCTACTGGAAACAGTTTTACGGAAATTGATTTTCAAAAACATCATACAAATCTCATAATCGGAACAAACGGTGCTGGTAAATCCACAATGTTGGATGCACTTACATTTGTTCTTTTTAATAAACCTTTTCGCAAGATTAACAAACCTCAGTTGGTGAATACAACCAACGAGAGAGAATGTGTTGTGGAGATTGAGTTTTCTGTAAACAGTCGTGAATATCTTGTTCGTCGGGGAATCAAACCTAACGTGTTTGACATTGAGGTAAATGGAACACCGCTTCATAAGGAAGCAGACGATCGTTCAAATCAACGCATCCTAGAGGAAAATATTCTCAAGGTAAACTATAAGTCCTTTACTCAGATTGTTATTTTGGGCAGCAGCACTTTTGTGCCTTTCATGCAGCTTACTACATCTAATCGTCGTGAAGTGATTGAAGATCTCCTGGACATCAGAATCTTCTCTGCAATGAATGGATTGATTAAAGATAAGATTCGCACCCAGAAAGATCAAATCAAATCTTTGGAGTTGAAGAAAGAAACTCTTAAGGACAAGATGAAGATGCAGCAGAACTTCATTGAAGAGTTGGAGAATCGTGGCAATGCCAATATTAATATCAATAAAGAAAAGATTGCCAATCTAGACAAAGAAGTTGGCATTTACATGAACGAGAATGCTGGAACAGAAGAGAAGATTCATGAACTTACTAAAGAGCAGGAAGAAGTTATTGGTGCTGGCGATAAGTTAGTAAAGCTTAACAATCTAAAAGGTAAAATCTCCCAAAAGGTAAGTACAATTACTAAAGAGCACAAGTTTTTTACCGAAAATACGGTATGCCCTACTTGTACTCAAACTATAGAAGAAGAGTTTCGGTTAAATAGAATTACAGACGCTCAAAATAAGGCAAAGGAACTAAAGGAAGGTTACGAAGAACTCGAAAACACTATCAAGTTCGAACAGGAAAGAGAGCGTCAATTTACCGCACTTTCTCAGGAGATCACAAACTTAACGCATGGCATTTCTCAAAACAATACTCGGATTAGCCTCAACCAGAGACAAATCAGAGATCTTGAGCATGAAATTCAAACTATTACCGAGAACCTTGCAAACCGAAATTCTGAACATGAGAAGCTAGAGGAGTTTAGAGAAAATCTCCAAAAGACAATAGAAGACCTTTCAGACAAAAAACAGGAAATCGTTCATTACGATTTTGCCTATTCCTTACTCAGGGATGATGGCGTAAAAACGAAGATCATTAAGAAGTATCTTCCGTTCATAAATCAGCAGGTGAATCGTTATCTTCAGATGATGGAGTTTTATATTAACTTCCATCTTGACGAAGAGTTTAACGAAACAGTTAAGTCGCCCATTCACGAAGACTTTTCTTATAGTTCTTTCAGTGAGGGTGAGAAAATGAGGATTGATTTAGCACTACTCTTCACTTGGAGAGAAGTTGCAAGACTCAAAAACTCTGTGAATACTAATCTGCTGATTATGGATGAGGTATTTGATTCTTCTCTTGATGGGTTTGGCACCGATGAGTTTCTGAAGATTATTCGTTACGTCATTAAAGATGCTAATATTTTTGTCATCTCTCATAAGGCAGACCTTCAGGACAAATTTGAAACTGTCCACAGATTTGAGAAAGTTAAAGGTTTTTCCCGTAAAGTGTCTTCATAGACCTTAGAACAATGAACACTCCCAACTGGCAGCACCATTCCAAGAAGGAGCAGAAGCGGAAACTGAAACCGCAAGCACTCCGACAAGCAAAAGCACGACTCAGCCACTTTAAGAAGCGGCACACTACCTCGCCTAAAAAGCGAGGTTCTTTTGTATGATAGGTTCATACGCAACAGAGCAATGTCAGTCCGCCACGAAATCAAGTCCCAACTCGCCAAACTGCTTGCCACTGAGGATCTTGTGGTTGAGCACAAGAAGGTTGAGACTGCCTGCTTTAATGTCCATACCCGTGTGCTGACTCTGCCGATGTGGGAGAAGGCAAGTAGCACTGTATATGACTTGTTGGTTGGGCACGAAGTTGGGCACGCTCTCTACACTCCTGATGAGGATTGGTTGAAGGAGCACAAGATTCCACCGCAGTTTGTGAATGTGGTTGAGGATGCTCGCATCGAGAAACTGATGAAGCGACGGTATGCTGGACTTGCCAAGTCATTCTATAGTGGATATAAAGAACTGTCTGAGCAGGATTTCTTCCAACTCGAAGATGAGGATATTGATACTTATAATCTTGCAGACCGTGCTAACTTGTGGTTCAAGATTGGTAACTTTGTAGATATTCCTGTTGAGCGTGGTGAAGAAACGGATATCATCAATATGATTGCCGATACCGAAACCTTTGCCGATGTTTTGATTGCTGCTGAGGCACTCTACAAGTTCTGTAAGCAAAAGCAGCAAGAAGAAACCAAGACTCCCGTAGATAATTTGGAGTCTCAGACTTCTGGTTCCAATCAAGGTGCTTCTGACTTCTCCGATCAACCTGAGGGTGAGAATGAGCAGCAGGAGCAACCTGGCGAAACCGACTCTTATGGAGGCACTGCCGAACAACAGAAACCTAGTTCTTCTGGTGGCGAAACCAATGAAGATCCAGAAGTGAAAACTATGGAATCTTTAGAAGAAGCACTCAAGCAACTTGTTGATCATAATGGTATTGAGAATGTCTATCTGGAACTTCCCAAACTTGACTTGAATAAAATCATTGTTCCCAATGCAGAAATCCATGACAAGTGTAAAGAATACTGGGGTTCTTGGATGGAAGAACAGGGATATATTACGGAGGAAATCTTTGGTGAAGTTGACAAGAAGTTTGTAGAGTTCAAGCGTTCTGCTCAGAAAGAAGTTAACTATTTGGTTAAAGAGTTTGAGTGTCGCAAGGCAGCAGACTCCTATGCTCGTTCCACCACTTCCCGCACTGGTGTATTGGACTGCACCAAACTTCATACCTACAAATATAACGAGGATCTCTTCAAGAAGGTAACTACGCTTGCTGATGGCAAGAACCATGGTTTGGTGTTTATTCTTGACTGGAGTGGTTCTATGGGCGATGTGATGCAGGATACTGTCAAGCAACTCTTTAACCTTGTATGGTTCTGCAAGAAAGTTGCCATTCCTTTTGAGGTTTATGCTTTTACTAGTGACTATCCTCTGGTTTCCTACGATGGGGATAATAAAGCATCTATCCGCGAACTTGCCTACACTAAGAAAGATGGTTTGGTTCAGGTTGGCGAGTGGTTCTCTCTAATGAATGTACTCACCAGTAAGACAAATGGTAAGACACTGGAAGAGCAGATGAAAAATATCTTTCGTCTTGCTACTGCTTTCCGCTATAACTGTTACACTCGATATCAAATTCCTTATGGTTTGAGTCTTTCTGGTACTCCTCTGAATGAGACGTTGATTGCTCTCCATCAGATTCTTCCTCAGTTCCAGAAGGAAAACAACCTCCAAAAAGTTCAGTGTGTAATCTTGACTGATGGTGAGGCAGCAATGCCTAAGTATCATCGTGAAGTTCAGCGTCGTTGGGAGGATGAACCTTTTATGGGAACTGCTTATATTGGACCCAACTCTTTCCTTCGCGATCGTAAGACTGGTATGACTTATTCGCTTGACTGTGAGTGGTATGAGTTTACTGATGTTCTTCTTCGCAATCTTCGTGATAAGTTTAAGGATATCAACTTTATTGGCATTCGAGTACTTGCACCTCGTGATGCTGGTTCTTTTATTCGCCGCTATTGTGGATATTATGGAACCGAGTATGAAAAGACTATGAGTATCTGGAAGAAGCAGCGGGCATTTACCATCAAGAAGTCTGGATATCATTCTTATTTCGGTCTTTCTGCTAACGCTCTCGCCCAAGATACTGAATTTGAAGTTGCAGAAGATGCTACTAAGACTCAAATCAAATCTGCCTTTGTTAAGAGTCTTAAGTCTAAGAAAATGAATAAAAAGATTCTTGGAGAGTTTGTGGAGTTGGTTGCCTGATAAATACCAGAAAGTAATCATTAGAAACAATGTCTAGATTCGGAGATTTATTGGGAGGTAAAAAGGCAGCACCAGCACCAGCTCCTGCACCTGCTCCCGAACCAGTAGTAGAACCTGTTGTCGAAGAAGTTCTCGTTACTCCTGAAGAGAAAGTTCTTACTGAGGCAAGTCCTCTTAATGAGATGACTAAAGATGAATTGGAAAGTCTTGGTAGAGCACGTGGCGTAGAGCTTGACAAACGTCATAGTAAAAAGAAACTCATCAAAGAACTCAAAAACATTGGTGAATGAACCACTTCCCAAACTGTCTACTGGGGGTCTTAGGACCCCCTTTTTTCTTGTATAATAACTTCAGTTGAAACGCACACCCCAATCAAATGACTATCTCTGCCGATTACATCATCACTTCTCTTCAGGCAGTTTACGGAGAGTCCGTCACTTCTGCTGATATTCGTGGATGGTGTGCCATGAATGGTGCTAACTACCAGACTGTTACTAAGAAACTTGATGCTTATAAGACTGGACGTGGTAAGTGGAATCTGACTATCCAAGAAGCACGAGAGCAGTTTGAACAGGTTGTAAAAGCACCTGCCGCTATTCCTGCTATTGAGCAAAATCTTATTCCTCAAAAAGATGATACCTTCGTCAAGTTTGGTAATTTTAATGATGTTAAAAAAATTATTCAGTCCCGTCTCTTCTATCCGACGTTCATTACGGGTTTGTCGGGTAATGGGAAAACGTTTTCTGTTGAGCAGGCATGTGC